CACCGCCCTCACAGCTAACCTTCCCGGGGGTCTTGGTGGTCAGGGCGTAGTCACTGCTGCTGTAGCTGCTGCTACGGACGGCATCTGGGGTAGCTATCAAGTCCCTGCTGGTACAACCACTGTGCAAGGTCGTCGTCTGGTTATTGGGGGTATTAGGGTTGATCTGGTCAACACAGGTGCTGCTGTAGCTACTACAGCCACTACAATCCAATTCTCCCTAGCCTTTGGGCACACTGCTGTATCCATGGCCACTGCGGAAGCTGTGGGCGCTAAGGCTCCTCGTCGTATCGCTTTGGGATATGCCACATGGGCTGTTGGCGCTGGTATTGGTGCTGCACCCCAGTCTGGGCCGATTGACATCTCCTTCGCAAACGGCCCCATCTACGTCAACCCGGGCGAGTTTGTGGCTCTTGTAGGTAAGTTCCTCGTTGGCACTGCCACAGCCTCTCAGACCATCAGCTTCACTTGGACGCCAATCTACGGCTGGGAATAAGATTGATCTAGTATGAGTACTCTCCGCCTTAATGGGGTTGCCCTCACGCTTAACGGTGTGGATGTATTCCTCAACGGGGCGGATGCAGGGGGAGTTCAACCCTCTGATCTGGAGACTGGGAGTCCTGTAGTTGGGCTTCTTACCCTCTCTCAGATACATGGACTCTCTCTTGTAGGACTGACAACTGGTGCCCCTGTTGTTGGTGTCAGGACTCTCCTACAGAACCACAGCCTAGGTCTTGTTACACCTACGATAGGCTCCCCTGTCATAGGCTCTAGGTCCCTAAACCAGACTCATGCACTACTGATCAGTGCACTGGCTACAGGAGCGCCCTCTCTAGGGGCCTTGACGCTCTCTCAGGTACATGCCCTACTACTTTCGGACATAGCCTCTGGTGACCCTGTGGTGGCCTCTACGGCCTTCTCGCAGATTCACAACTTCCTCTTTGGTGACCTGACTACTGGAAGTCCTGTTGTAGAGCCTGTCGCACTTGTACAACAGATTGTCTTTGGCCTTCAGGATATCCTTACAGGTAACCCTGAGATTTCTACTACCACTGCGTTTGACTACCTCTACGGCGCTTATAATGCACAAAGGATGGTCTACGTACCTAGTGAGAATAGAAGCATCCTGATAGACCGAGTGCTTGTACCTTCAACTACAACCCTTGTAAGCACTGAGGTAAGATCAGCCACACCTACGAGCGTCACAGAGAATCGTACTGTATACGCTGATTCCGAGAATAGATTTGTGAGCGTAATATGAGCTTTAAGTGGCCAACCAAATCCCCTACAGAGACGCTAGACTATAACATTGATTGGTCTAGGTTGATTGAGTCTGGGGTATCTATCAGTACTGCTACCTATACCATTGAATACGACAACCAACCTACCCTTGCTTTTGGGGGTTCTACCACTGTCTACGGCCTAACTAACTCTGCCACGTCAATTGTGGATAAGATCACTACCATCTACCTTGCTGCAGGTGTGTTGAACCGTAACTACAAACTTGTGTGTCAGATCACAGACTCCCTTGGTCGGGTAACTGAACGATCTGTAACCATCACAATCAGGGAACGCTAAATGGCCTATGACTTCTTGGACCTTGTGAATGATGTTAATCGTCGCCTTAACGAGGTTGAACTAACTTCCGCTACCTTCCCAAATGCTGTAGGCTACTACGCCAGCGTAAAGGATGCAGTTAACTCCGCTATTCGTCATATCAACTTTGATCAGTTTGAGTGGCCGTTCAACCATGTTACTCAGGAAGAGACACTCTCTGCGGGTGTGACTCGTTATCAATTCCCTTCTGATGCAAAGACTGCGGATATGGATAGCTTCCGTATCCGTAAAAACACAACCTTTAACACCCAAACCTCTCGTCTTAGATTGCTATCCTATGAAGAGTATCTTGACAAATACATTGATCAGGAGTATAACGCTGGGGCGAATAACGATTTGCCACACTCAGTGTTCCGTACCCCGGATATGGGTTTTGGTGTAGTCCCCTCCCCTAGCCAAGCATTTGAACTTGTCTATGAGTACTACCGCATTCCGGTGGACTTGATTCTCCACAGTGATGTACCTACAGTTCCTGAAGTCTTTAGTCATGTCATCAATGATGGTGCTATGTACTACACCTACCTCTTCCGCTCCGATATTGAAGCTGCACAGCTTACCTTGCAGAAGTTCCAAGAGGGGGTAAAGAATATGCGCACAGTGTATATTAACCGTTACGAGTACGCTCGTTCCACCATGAGGGTCTAAGTGGCTACCGGCTGGCAGACATTCCCAGTAGAATTCAAGGGTGGCCTCATCTCCAACCTTAGCCCTCTTCAACAGGGGACTAATGCTGTTGGCTCTGCTATTGCACTCCAGAACTTTGAACCCTCTAAAGATGGTGGGTACAAGAAGGTGCTGGGGTACGCCAAGTTCAGTGAAACTGCGGTAACTGGTACAGGTACCCTAAAGGGTGTTATCATTGTGGATGATGCCAAAGTTATTGCAGCCAGAGTAAATCCAACTTTTGGTTATACTCGTTACTGGTATGGTACAGGGACTACTTGGACCTCTATTGCCACCACAGCGGCTGTTGGTGGTAAGGTACGTCACGTATCCTATAACTTCGGACTTGGTATCAAGATTGCTCTTGTAGACGGGGCCAATGCTGCCGGTATCTATGATGATGCTACTGACACTATCACCTTCCTTACCGGGGTTACAGATGCTGTAGGGGCCTCTCATGCAGCAGTCTACAAGCAGACCTTGTTCTTTGCTAAGGGTAGTAACCTGATCTTTGGTGCACCCTACAGTGACTCTGACTTTACCCCTGCTAATGGTGCTGGTATCATCAACACTGCTCAGGATATCACTGGTCTTATAGTCTTCCGTGACCAGTTGATTGTCTTCTCCCGTAACAAGATTCAACGACTTGTTGGTAGCACTGCTGCAGACTTCCAGCTTCTCCCTATCACAGAAGATATTGGTTGTACCTACCCCGACACCATCCAAGAGTTTGGTGGGGATGTTATGTTCATGGGACCTGATGGTCTTCGTCTCCTGAGTGCCACTGAGCGTCTTGGGGACTTTGGCTTGGAGGTTACCTCTGATAAGATTAACAAAACCATGATGACTTTTGTGTCGGAAGCCTCTGAGTTTACCTCTTTGGTCATCCGTAACAAGGCTCAATACCGACTGTTCAGGGTAAGCTCGGGGGATACCGCTGACACTGCTCAGGGTGTTCTAGCCACCAAGTTCTCTGACCAAGGTGCATCTAGCATCGACTGGGCCACTATGGTTGGTTTCAAGGTTGCTGTAGCTGACAGTAACTACCCCGAGGTCGGTACAGGTAAAGAGATTGTGATCTTCGGGAATGATACTGGCTACGTCTATAAGATGGAGTTTGGTAATAGCCGGGATGGCTCTACAATCCAGTGTGTGTACCAGTCCCCCTTCATGCCAATCACTGACCCACAGAAACGTAAGACCCTATACAAGATGGCTCTCTATGTAGATACTGTGGGACTCTTTGAAATTGATGTGAACTTCCACTTCGACCTATTCAAAGTAGATAACTACAACGGGGCAGTACAGGCACCTACAATCACACTAGCCAACACAGCCGGTGGCTCAGTCTTCTTCTACGGCTCTTCTCTTGCTATCTACGGAACAGCAGTGTACGGGGAAGATGTAGATAAAGTCTATGATACCCCAGTTATTGGCTCTGGAAAGACTTTCTCCTTCCGAATTCAGGAAGACAGCATTAACGCTTCATTCACCCTTGATACTGCGGTGTTTGAATTTAAAGAACATGATAGGCAATAAATATGGGCGCTTCTTATACTCGTCAGGATGTAACTAACAACATCGCCACAGGTAACGTAATCAACGCAGCCGACCTTGATGCAGAGTTTGATGCAATCGAAGACGCCTTCGCGGTAACTACCGGGCACACTCATGATGGCACTGCGGGAGAAGGTGGACCAATATCTATCGTGGGCTTTGGTCAAGAGCTTACTATCGTCGGTAACCAAGTTATCCCTAAGGTAACTAACACAGTTGATCTTGGTACTAGCTCTGTCAAGTTTAAAGATGGCTATATTGATGGTCGTATGTATGCAGATTCTATAACACTTCTCAGCGGAGACCTTCAGACCACTCTGGATGGCAAGCAGGCTACTGATGCACAACTGACCTCTTTCTTGGGGCTGACCACTGCTGCAGATAAGCTTCCCTACTTCACTGCTGCAGACACTATGGCAGTTACAGACTTTAGTGCTTGGGGTCGTGGTCTGGTTGCAAATAATGATGCAGCTAATGGGCGTACATCACTTGGGCTAGGTACTATCGCCACCCAGAACTCTAATAACGTCAGTATCACAGGTGGTTCTATTACCGGGGTTACAACCTTTGGGGTCACTCAGGGGGGTACTGGTGCTGCAACAGAGGCGGATGCCCGAGTCAACCTTGGGCTTGAGATTGGTGTGGATGTTCAGGGTTATGATGCCACCCTACAGAACCTCGCTGACTTGGCTGATGGGGGGTTCTTGGTAAGAACAAAC